CGACGCCGCAGGATGTGTACCTGCAGCGGGCTGCTGCGAAACCTGTCAAAGTCAAGGAGGTGGCAAGTTGCCCTTAAATTGCTAAAGAACCTTTGCGCGTGGAGCGCAGTACAACCTCTTCTCGTTGCCCTTATTTCTGCTCTTTTTTGTCAACCTATTTTAGGACGATACAGTTAGGCGTGGCGTTGACAGTAGCAAGGCTGCAGGCGATTTTTGGGGCGGATACGCGCCCGGCGGAGCAAACCCTGAGCAAATTCACGGGGTTTGCAAAGCACACGTTCAGCACGGCGCTGGGTATGGCCGCAGCGATGGGCGGGCAGGCGTTGGTGCGCGGGTTTACGCACCTGGCTGCTGAAGGGCTGCAGGCGACGGCGACGTTTGAGCGGATGCAGATGAGCCTGCAGGCGTTGGCCGCGCGAGAAATCAAAAGTGCTAACGCCGGAATGGACATGAATAAAGCTTTGGAATTAGCAGCGCCGCGGGCGCAGGAATTGTTCCAGTGGGCAAAGAAGTTAGCCATTCAATCGCCGTTTTCCGCCGAGGGGGTGGTGAATGCAATGAAGACGGCAATGGCATACGGGATTACCAGCAAGCAAGCGCAAAAATTGACGCAGAACATGATTGACTTTGCCTCGGCCACGGGTGCAAGCGAGGGCGTAATGACGCAGATTGCGCGAGCGTTGGGCCAAATGTATGGAAAGAATCGTGTACTTGGAGACGAATTGCGACAATTGACAGAAGCAGGTGTGCCGGTAAACGATATTTTGCATAAGATGGGGTACAGTCTCATGGATCTGGGAAAAAAGAGCATAAGCGCGAAGCAATTCCTCGCTGCTTTCTCGGAATACATGGACGAGACCGTAAAAGGCGCTGCAAAACGGCAGGCAGAAAGTTGGGCCGGCCTGATGAACACGTTTGACGACCTGAAGAAACAGGGGCTGGCCGCGTTCTTCGAGGGGGCGCTACGGGCGGTAAAGCCGCTGACGACCGCGCTTTCGGATTGGCTGCAGGGGCCAGGGCTGGCAAAGTTGAAGGACTGGGGAAAATCGTTTGGGGAATTCACAAGCAAGGTGGTGTTTGGGGCGCGGCTGCTCGCGTCCATACTGAGCGGGAACATCGGCCAGTTGAGCGGGATGCTGACCAAACTGGGCGTGCCACGGGAGACGCAGACGCGGCTGTTCAAATTCCTGGTGGGCTTCCAACGCGGTATGGCGCAATTGAAGGCTGCTGTGGGAGGCCTGGTGCGCGGATTGGTGCAACGGTTTGCCGGGTTGGGGAAGGCGCTGGGCAGCCTGAAGGGCAGTAAGGCGTTAGCGGCATTCAGGGAGTACCTGGAACGCCTGGGCGATGTGTTCAGCAACCTGTGGGGCCAAATTCAACCCTTGATTGGGATGCTGTGGGAGAAGGTCACAGGGTGGTTCCGAGAAAACAGACCATTGATTGACAATTTCATCGCTACAGTATACGGCGCGGCGGCGAAACTGGTGGGCTTCCTGGCTTCGCAGGTGGCGCCGGTGTTTGGCATGATCAAACCGTTGGTAATGGGGCTGGTGGATGTAATTTTGGGACTGGCGAAGACTATCATGCAGGTGGTGACTGGCGACTGGGCTGGTGCGTGGGAAACGCTGAAGCAAGTGGGGGTAGATATTCTCATTGCGTTGCAAGGGGTAATTATGGGCTTTGTGGATTGGATTGCCGGATGGTTTGGAACATCGTGGCAGCAGATTGAGGCTGTGTGGCGCAACAACTGGGCAATGCTGCAAACTATTGTGCAAGCAGCGGTGCAAAAAGTTGTACTGGCTGTAAAAACTAAGTGGGATGAGATGAAAACTGCAACGGTGGAAAAAATAGTGGAAATGGCTGATGTGCTAAAAACCAAATGGGAAGAAATCAAGACTACAGCAGAGGAGAAATGGGACGTGGTCAAGGAAATACTGGCAACGGCCCTGGGTGACATGGTGCAGGCTGTAGCAGATAAGGCAACCGCAATGTACCAAAAAGGCATCGAGTTCATCAAAGGTTTTTGGGATGGGTTAAAGGCAAAATGGCATGAGGTGGAAGCCTGGGTTAATGAACACTTCGGTTGGATCCTGACGCTGGTACGAAGCATCTATGACAGCCACAGCCCAAGCCGCAAGATGATGAAACTCGGCGCAGACATTATGGACGGGTTACGCTTGGGTTTGGAAGATGTATACCGGCGCACGAATTGGGCTCAGTATTTTGATGTTGGCGGGGCGCTGACCGGCGGGGCAATGCGCGTCGCCTTTGCTGGGGCAACACCGAGTAGCAACCAGATTGCGCGGCACTATGGGCCTGTGAACATTACCATCCAGGCCGCCAGCGATCCTGAGGAAACAGCGCGGGAAGTGGTGCGCATGTTGCGCCTCAATGGATGGGTGTAGTCAGGTAGTCACAGGAGTTGTGGGTATGAGCGAAGTTTTGCAGGATGTGACGCTGAGTATTGGCGGGGCAGACCGGACGGTGGACGTGGTGCCGCGCTCGCTGCAGTGGCAGGACGTGTTGGGTCACCGGCTTGACCGGCTTTCGTTCGACCTGCGCGGCGCTGTGCCTGACTTGTGGGCGCCGGTGCGGTTGACGGTGACTGGTGAGGTTGTGTTCACGGGTTATGTGTTGCAGGCAACACGGGACGACCGGCTGGACGCGCCGACGCGCTGCGAGGCGGTGGATGAGGGCATCCTGCTTGACCGCAAGGTGGTAACGGCGGCCTATGAGGGGATGTATGACGGCGAGATCATCAAGGACCTGGTGGCCGAGGCCGGGTTGGCGCTGGACGTGAGCGGGGTGCAGAATGTGAAATGGATTACCCGAGTACGTTTCAACCGGCGGACGCTGCGTGATGCTATTCAGCGGCTGGCCGACCTTGCCGGAGGAGCAGCGTGGTACGTGCATGATGGAGCACTGTATTATTGGAACGGCGATGGGGTGTCCGCGCCTTTCGGGTTTAGTGAGACGCCGGACGGGGTGAGCATGTTTGCGGCGGAAGCGGTGCAGAAACACGACGACGCCACAGGCGTGGTGAACATGGTGGAAGTGGTTGGGGCAACTTACCTGAGCGAACCGACCACGATGTATTTGCAGGGGACGGGAGAGGATACACGGCTGAATCTGTATTTTCGAGTACGGCCTGCGCCCGGGGAAAGCGCGGTGCAGGTGTGGCGGAACGACGGCGACGATGCCGCGCCTTCCTGGACGCCGTTGGCGGTGAAGGCCGGGTATATCGACACTCTGGACGGTGCGGATGAGGTGCTGTATTACTATGAGGAAAAGGCGCTGGAAGCCTTAAACCCGTGGCCAAATTTGAAGAAGGCGGCGAAGGTGTATGGCGTCTATGAGATTCCTTTGCGGGTGCGGGTGCGGAGTGATGCCAGTATTGCGCATTACGGGCTGGTGTTGCAAAAGGCGGTGATCGACACCAGCCTGGCCAGTAAAGAGGAAGCACGGCTGGCGGGGAAGCGTGTGCTGGCAGAGCAGGCGTTTGCGAAAACGGCGCTGACGGTGAAGACGACCAGGCCGGGGCTACGCAGTGGGCAGGTGTTGATGGTTTCCTACCCATCGGTGGGGGTGGACGGTGAGTATCTGATTCATCAAGTGACAATGGAGGTGGGGCCGCGGGGTGCGGCGAGGTTTACAGTGCAGGCTGGGGTATATGACCCCGACTTGGTAGATTTGCTGCTGGCACTGGCGCGGGATGATGAACCGGCGTGGAGTGACGAAGAAGTGTTGGATGAGTTATTAGAGAGCACAGAGGCGGCAGGGCTGGCAGAAACGCAGGTGGTGAGTGCGGATAGCGCGCCGTATGTATTCGACGCGGCGCGGTGGGATTTTGCGCGGTTTAGTTAGAGTAGTCAGTGTAGTCGCGGGAGTCGTGGAGGTGCAAATGTTGAAGCTTGTGGGACGATGGCGGATGACGGCGGTTGACCGGCGGACAGGGAAGGTTGTGTGCGTGAAGCAAGGCCGCAACCTGATTACAGACGCCGGGCTGGCGTTGGCGGCGGCACTGCTTTCGGGCGATGAAAGTACAGGACTGTTGGTGCACGCGTTGGGCACGGACGGTACTGCACCTTCAGCGGCGAATACTGCCTTGGGCGCGGAGCAGGTGCGGCTTCCCTTCACAATACGGAGCGCGGCCAGCGGGAAAGCTGAATTCTCAGTGTACTATCCTGGGCCGCAGTGTGCGTTTCACATTCAGGAAGCCGGGGTGTTCGGCGGCAGCGGGACG